GACTCAACAAACCCGTCGTCGTGTTGGCACACCTGCTGCACTGCGTACTAGTTTGGAAATACAATCGCCTCTTGCTGCTGGTGCTGGCATGGGGGTTGGTTCAGAAACTCAAGCTGGTGGTTTGAATGTCTAACGCTGCGGCTCGTTATTCGGCTCTTGAGCCGGAAAAGACTATTTATCTAGATCGAGCTATTGAGTGCAGCAAGTACACTCTGCCGACTCTGATCACGGATAACGACCGTAGTACTGGCAAAAACCTTTACACCAAAATCCAAACCACCTACCAAGGTCTTGGTGCTCGTGGTGTAAACAACCTGGCTAGCAAACTGCTGATTGCTTTGCTGCCTCCTAACCAAGCTTTCTTCCGTCTTTCTGTAGACGACATGAAGCTCAAGAAGGAGCTGGATAATTACAAAGAGTTGCAGTCACAGTTTGACCAACAACTGGCTCTCATGGAACGTTCCGTCATGCGGGACATTGAAGAGTCTGGTGATCGCACGGCGTTGTTTGAGGCTCTCAAGCACCTGATCATTGGTGGTAATGCCCTGTTGTATGTCGCTGAAAGTGGCACCAGGGTTTATCCACTGAAGTCTTTTGTACTGAACCGTGACCCTGAAGGGAACATCCTTGAGGTTGTGGTGCGTGAAGAAGTTAATCCTGATGTGCTGCCTGGCAAGGTTGCTCCTAAAGATGCAGAGGGCAAGTTTGTAGACAAAACTGTTTTCCTGTTTACCCACGTCAAGTGGGATTACAAAGCTGACCGCTGTAACTGGTATCAAGAGGCTTACGGAAAACAGATTGGTAAGCCTGGTTCTGTTCCTATTGATAAGAGCCCTTGGATCCCCCTGCGGATGTTCCGTGTAGCTCACGAAGCTTATGGCCGTGGCTATTGCGAAGAGTTGCTGGGAGACCTGAAGAGCCTTGAGTACCTCTCTAAAGCCATTGTGGAGGGCTCTGCAGCAGCAGCCAAGATCATCTTCCTGTGCAACCCTAACGGTACGACTCGCCCTGACGTTCTTGCTCGGGCTGCCAATGGATCAATTGTGGCTGGCAACCCAAACGATGTGGCTCCTCTTCAAATGCAGAAGCAAGCAGACCTCACGGTTGCTTTGAACACCATTGCACGGATTGAACAACGACTGAGCTTTGCGTTCCTGCTTAACAGCGCTATTCAAGCTGGTACCTCTGGCCGGGATCGAGTGACAGCCGAAGAGATCAGAATGGTTGCACAGGAGCTGGAAGCCGGACTTGGTGGCATTTACAGCATTCTGAGTGTTGAGCTGCAGCTTCCCCTTGTGAACCGCAAAATGGCCCTTATGGAGCGTCAAGGGCGTCTTCCGAAGCTTCCTAAGGACATTGTGAAACCTCAGATCACCACTGGTCTTGATGCCCTGGGACGTGGCAACGATAAGGCCAAGCTGATTGAGTTCCTCCAAACCATTGCTGGAACCCTTGGTCCCGAAACGATGGTCAAGTATGTCAATAGCCGTGAGTTGATTACTCGCCTTGCAGCCTCTGATGGCTTGGATACTTACAAACTGATTAAGAGCGACGAAGACCTCATGGCTGAAGAACAGCAAGCAGCTATGATGATGCAGCAACAAATGGCCCAGCAAGATCCTAATAACGATCCTGCTAAACAGGCCGCTCTCGTTAAAGCTGAAAATGACTCAATCCGGGCAAGTCAAGAAATCGGTGGAGCCCCTGGAGGCTTCTGAGGTTAAAGAGCTTCCTAAAAAGCCTGAGCCTAAATCCAAGATGGATATGCTCATCGAGCGTCTTAAGGAAGAAAAGCCTGATGCTTATGAGCAATATGTCACTGCTGCCAAGAAGAAGCGGCCAGTTTGGATCTATCCTGATCTGACCATTCGCATTGGTTGATCATGGAAGTTATTGCAGATAACTTTTTGGGACAGCAAACTGGCCCTTACAACGAGCAAGACATTGAAGCTCTTGAAGCTGCTGAAAAGCAGGAACAACAAGAGGAGTTGATTGCTGGTAAGTTTCGTTCACCTGATGAGCTGCTTAAGGCTTATCAAGAGCTTGAAAAGAAACTGGGTAGCCGGAGTGGTTACGACAAAGCTGAGGAATCTTCTACTGAGGAAGCGGAGCAGCAGGAAGCTGTTGTTCTGTCTCAGGATGAAGAAGCCACCATTATGGAAAGCATTGGTGGTCAAGAGAACTTTGAAGCTGTTCAAGGATGGGCTCGGGAAAACCTCGATGCTGCTGAACTTGAGGCTTACAACCGTGAAGTAAACAGCGGTGACTACTACCGTGCTCGTAACGCTTTGCAATCTTTGTACTACGCTTTCCAAGAAAACTCTGGCTATGAACCTGAACTGATCGGTGGCAAACTGTCTGGTAACAGCAGTGATGTGTTCCGTTCCAGCCAGGAAGTTATGGCTGCTATGAGTGACCCTCGGTATTTGCAAGATCCTGCTTATACCCAAGACGTTCAAGACAAACTGATCCGTAGCGACGTTCTCGGTCCTAGGGGTTAGTATTTCATTAGCGAACGTAAACATTGTTGCCGCCGAGGCGATAACAACAGTTGAGTTACGAGCGCGTTAAACACTCCTACCTTCTAACTAACGATGCCTGACTTTGCATCTCTTAGCCGGTTGGGTGGACTTAATGGCGTTCAATATAACGCTGGTTCCGCCTCCGGTAACTACGAAAAGGAAAACGCCAATTTCCTTAAAATCTTCTCTGGGGAAGTTCTGACCACCTTCAACCGTGAAACGATCTTCAAAGATCTCACGATGAAGCGCACGATCTCTTCGGGCAAGAGCGCTAGCTTCCCGATCACTGGTCGTTTCTCCAGCCGCTACCACCGTCCTGGTGACTTCATCACCGGTCAGGGTAACAAAGGCATGATTGGCGAAAAGATCATCACCATTGATGACCTGCTGATCGCTGATGCTTCGATCTATGACCTCGATGAGGCCAAACTGCACTGGGACGTTCGTTCGATCTACTCGACCGAGCTTGGCCGCGCTCTGGCTCGTGCTTATGACCAGCGTCTGGTTCGTACCCTGCTGTCTGCTTCTGAGTCTGACGGTCGTGTGAAGGATTGGGATTCCAAGCGATTCCAACTGAACGGTGGTACTTATTCCTCCGTGAGCACCAACACCATTACTCTGAGCGCTAACTTCCAAACCGCTGAGCTGACCTATTGGGCAGTGGGTGAGGTTGTGTATGGCGAGACCTCTGGTGCTTATGGTGTGATCACCACTGCTCCTACCAACGGCGCTGCTACTTTCGTTATCAACCCGATTGGTTCGATTGGTACTGGCTCTAACGCTGGTTTCACTGTGGGTGAGCGTCTGTTCGTTCTGAACTCGATGCCTGGTGGTACGTCCTTCAGCAGCATCAACCTTGACGGCGCTGCTGACCGTAACGCCCGTGGCGATCTGATTGTGGAGAACCTGTTCAAGGCTTGCCAAGCTCTGGACGAGAAGGATGCTCCTAAGGAAGGCCGTGTGTGCGTCCTGAGCCCTGGTGCTTACTACGACGTGCTGAACAGCGACCGTGCCATCAACACCGACTTCAACGCTGGTGGTGGTGCTAACGGTGCTATCTACCAGAACCGTGTTGCTTCTGTGGCTGGCTTCCGCCTGCTGACCAGCAACCACCTGGGTATCAACAGCTATACCGCTAACCAGACCTACGCTGGTCTGAGCAACCAGTCTGCTGTGACCCGTGGTGAGCGTCCTAACTACATCAACGGTAAGGACGGTTCTGACGGTGCTGCTGCTTCCGGTACTTATGATTACTACCAGGATGAGCAAGGCAACACCTCCTCCATCGCTAACTGCTTCGGCCTTTGCTTCACCAAGGAAGCTGTGGGTACTGTGGCTCTGAAGGATGTGTCGATGCAGATGACCGGTTCTGAGTACAAAGCTATGACTCAGAGCACCATGATGGTCGCTAGCTATGCCGTGGGTCACGGTATCCTGCGTCCTGAGTGCTGCGTCAGCCTGCTGTCTGATGGCAACCCGTATTGATTAACTAGCTTCTAGTTAATTACCAATACAATGAGGGGAGGCAAATGCTTCCCCTTTTTTGTTGCAATAAATGGCGACTAGTAAACTCAGTGCAGTTAACACCCTGCTCGCCATTATTGGTGAAGCACCTATTAACTCTCTCAACCCACCAATAACTGGTGACGCTAGTCTTGCAGAGCGCACCTTGGATGAGGTTAGCCGTGAGGTTCAAGGCGCTGGGTGGTCTTGGAACACAATGCTGTATGACTCCATTCCTCTGGACGCTTCTACAGGCCAATCCCAGCTTCCTAGCAACACCTTGGCTGTACGGTTTAATCCGCTGTCGTATCCCTCTCAAAGGTTTGTTCTTCGCGGTCTTCGGCTTTTTGATCGCGTTAAAAACACATATGACTTAAGGGGTAGTCTCGGTGTTGCTGTAACTGGTAATACCAGTGATTTGGTTGCTGAGATTGTGGAAGAACTGGAGTGGGACAGCATTCCTGAGACTGCTCGGAGGTACATTATGATCCGTGCTGGTCGGATGTTTTCTAACCGCGCTGTAACCTCTGCCAGTATTGAGAGCTATACGGCTGATGATGAGAAGAACGCTTTGCAAATTCTGAAGCGTACTGAAGACATGGCCCAGAACTACAACTTCATCAGTGGTCCTGATGATATGTATGGTGGCCGTGTGATTACTACTTTTGGTCCCGACATTCTTGATCGCTGATGTCACGAGAACTTTTTAGCCAAATTATTGGTCCCCTTAATAAGGGCGTAAACCAACAAGCCGATAGCTTTGTGCTTCCTGGTTTTGCCAAAGTTCTTGAAAACGCTAACTGCGATCTTGTTGAAGGTCTTAAAAAGCGTCTTGGTTCTGTGCCTGTAAAGCGTATTGATACGCTGACTAAGAACGCTGGAGGATTGACCCTAACCAACCCCATCAAGTGGAATGAGGCCTGGGTCTTCGTCTACAACCGTAGTAGTGACGAGCGATTTATTCTCATTGTTGCTGACGACAGCCGTACCGTATCTCGTACTGGGAATATTACTAGTGGTTCTGCTGTGGTAACTTCTGTCAGTTCTATGACAGATTTGTTTGTCGGAGCTGGTGTAACAGGTAGTGGTGTACCTAGCGGAACCAAAATTGTTGATATTGATACTGCTGGCTCTCGCATCACTCTCAGCAAAAATGCAACTGCTACAACGACTGGAGTAACGCTGACTATTGAGTCAAGCTACACATTTGTTACTGGCATTTCCAATGTTGAGCCTATCGTTGGCATCCTTCCCTCTGTTGTGCCAGTTGAGCAAATTTTTGCCAACATTACCTCCACCAATCTTGGTTACCTTCGTGGATCTGGTAGGGCTCGTGATCGGTTTAGGGCTACGTCGTTTCAAGATTACGTCTTTGTAACTAACGTCCAAAAAGAGACCGCTTACGACGCAACAGAGACGCTAACTAGATACAACGTTAGCAGCATCAGCTCTGTTTATCGTCCCACCAAAGCTCAGGTATGGGTCAAGCTGGTTGACTATGACACTGAGTATGCAATCACTATTACGTTAGATAACGACGATGTTATCAGGGGTCATTACATTAGCCCATCTCTTACTGACAGCGCTGGTGATCCAAACGTTGTTAGTACTGAAACAATTGCTCAAAAATTAGTAAGTGCAACTCAAACCATTACTGGTTCACTTTCTATTGGCAGCAGCACCGTTAGCAGCGTTACGGCTACAGACATTGATTCAATTGCCGTTGGTGAAACTGTAAGTGGTACTGGTATTCCTGCAAATACTTTTATTGGATCTATAGGTACTACAAGCTTTACCCTTGTTAACGAGGCTGGTACAGCCGTAAACGCTACTGCTAACGGTTCTACAACTTTGACGATTGGCGATGGTCTTGATCAAGGTGACATTCACAACGAACTGACTTTTACCGTCAAAGATTCTCAAATCCTCATTGGCCTCACAAGCAGCTCTCGTTATTTCAAAAGCTTTGTAGCTCACGACGCACGAGGCAACACGTTGATGTCTGGCTTTACCAATCAGGTCACCAGCATCACAGAGCTTCCTCCGACCTCTTGGGAAGGTTATACGGTCCTTGTGGCTCCTGCTGGGTCTTCAGATCAAAGCTCGTACTACTTAACGTTTAACGCTGAGAACACAACGACTAACGGAACCTTTGGTCGTGGTGTGTGGGAAGAGGCTGCTGGATGGGCTTCTAGAGGCCTTCTGGATGACAACACAATGCCTCATGCGTTTGTTTATTACCGGAACGCTAACGGTCTTGTAAGGTTCACGTTCCAGCCCTTTAGCGGTACGACCTACACCGACAGCACTGTTTCCTTTACGCTGCCTGGTTGGGGAAGGCGTTTAGCTGGTGATGAAACTGAATTACCTGGACCTTCATTTGTTGAGAACACAATCAATGATGTTGTGTTTTTCAAGAACCGTCTTGGGTTTGTCAGTGGTGAAAACGTCATCCTGAGCGAGTCTGGAGACTATTACAACTTCTGGCAGCAATCAGCTCTTCAAGTTGTCGACAGCGATCCTATTGACCTCACTGCTGTCAGTAACGATGTTGCTGTGTTGAACTATGCGTTGCAGCAGCAGGACGAACTTGTGCTGTTTTCCAGTGAAAACCAGTTCCGTTTGTACTCAGGCGACAACGTTACGTTTAGTCCTGAGACAGCTTCTGTGGGTCGTATTAGTTCCATCAGTATGGAGCCAAACGTAAAACCTGAACAAGTTGGTCCTCAAGTGTTGTTCCCAGTTAAAAATGGTGACTTCACTGGGTTTCATACGTTTATTACAACTGACCGTACTGTTGGTATCAACCTTGGTCAGACTGCAGTCATTACAGAGACAATTCCCAAATACATCCCTAAAAACATTGATTCCCTTGCTGTGAGCCGTACAGACCAGTATCTGGTTGCTTTAAGCAAAGACGATCCTGATTCGTTGTATGTGTACCAGTTCTTCTGGGAAGCTTCTGGTGGTTCTTTGACCAACAGACAGAACGCTTGGCATAAATGGACTTTCTCTAATAAGAACATTTATTGGTGCGACTTTGTTGAAGGTACTTTGTTTAAGTTGGTTAGTTACAACAACAGCGGCACAACTGAGTATTACCTTGAAGGTCTTAACGCAGCTAGACCGCCTCAAGAAAGCAATAATTTGTTCTTACTAGATCGTCAGTTATCAAGTTCTATTACCACTGATATTGGGGCTGTTACTTTTAGTTACGACGTTGGTACCAACAAAACCACTGTTAATCTTCCATACCGGACAGTTAACGTTAGTCAGTTTGCAGTGATCAAATCAGATGCTTCAGATTCCGCAGAATCCGAGAAGCGTTGGGTGGTAGCCAATAATGTCCCTGCTAACGTCACTAGCTTTGAGTGCGATAGCCTTGGTGACTTCTCTAGTAGTTCCTGGGTTTTTGGTGAACAATTTACGTTTACTTTTCAACCGCCTCAACTTATGCCGTATAGCAGAACAGCGACCGAGAACACTTTTATTGGTAATCGTACTGGTCGTCTTCAGCTGCGATACCTGGATATTTATTACAACGATGCAAGGTACTTTACTGTTGAAGTGACCCCTAAGCACAGGGATACGGTGACCTATGAGTTTGACCGTAGAGATCCTTTAAACGGAAACATCGTTATTAGCGAGGAAGAACCGTTTGAGGAGGCCAAATTTAGGGCTTATATCCAAAGCAAGAATGACCAAGTTACAGTGGAGCTAGTGAACGACAGCATTGACCAGGCTAAGTTCATAGCTCTTGAATGGACTGGTCTGTACTTTGATGTAGCGAGGAAGTACGGTTAATGGCTTTTAACCCGAACGCATCTGCTCCTCCTAAAGAGCTTCTTGGTGGAGGAGGTAAAGGCAAGCCAGGTTCTGGGATCTTTGAGCTGCCTTCAATCCTCAGTATTGCCCAGTTTGGTTTGGGTGCTACTGCGGCTATTTTTGATTACCAAGTACAGCAAGCAGAAACTGATCGTTACAACGCTGCACAGCAAACTGAATACTGGACTCGTTACGCCTCTCAAAGCCGAGAGAACTACCGTAATTATGAATATCAACTGAACTCTTGGTATCGAGAATCTGATTACGTTGAAAAGGTTCGCCAGTATGAGCAGCAGCTAGCTGAGCAACAAGCAACATTTAAAGGTGCTGTATCTACTTCAGCCACCAAGAACTTTGAACGGCAACTGGCTGACCTTGAGGGTCGGTTTTACGAGGAAGAGGCTAAAGAAACGATTGAGATGGAAAATGTCCGTGCTCAGTCGATTGCTGCCTCGGCTAAGAAAGTTTCTAGTGGTCAAGTTGGTCGAACTGTTGAAAGGCTGCAAAACCAGTATCAACAGCAATACTTGGCTAACCTCAGCAACCGTCAAATTACTCGTAATTTCCGAATTGCTGATAAGACACGAGCTGGTGAAGCTCTAAACGTGGCACGAGAAAACGCTGCTAATCAAGTTCAGTTTTACACTCCTCGCCCTGTTGCTGATCCTGTTAAGCCTTTGGCTCCTCTGCCTATTGAAGCAGTAGAACCTACGCCTGTTATGGGTCCTAGTTCTTCTGCTTTGGCGTTCAACATCGGCACGGTTGGTATGAACGCTTTCTTGAATTACAAGGCTATGCAGCCTTCTGTACCTAAAGCTGTGACGCCTGCCTCCTCTTATTCTGGAGCTAAGCCAGCTATTACGACTGTACCTACCACTGAGGAATCTCAATGACAAGCAGTTTTGGAATCTCCCCTCAGCGCCAGATTCGTGATCTGGTAGCTCAGCCTGAGCGTCCTGCTGCTCTTCCAGAACCTGCTGCTCCTAGGAGTCTTCCTCAGCAGCTTGGTGATCAGTTGATGTATGGAGCTACGTTCCAGAAGAATTACCAAGCTGAACAAGCTATTAAGAGCATCCAAGACTTTTTGGGTAAAGAAGGAGTATTTCAAACTACCTCTGAGATGCTGTTTGAAAACTACAAAACAGAGAAGAAGCAACAAGCAGAACGCATCCTTGCCTCTGAAGCCACTGCTTATCGGGACTCTCTTGAAAACGCTGCAGAGACCAAACAACTCAAAGCCAAGGGTGATGATGATCTTGCTCGCCAGAACCAGCTAAGCAACCCCTGGGTCAACTATTTCTATTACGACAGCAAAGCCACTAACGCTGGTAAAGAAGTTGCTATTGGTCTTGCCTCTTGGGGTAAGAAGTCTGCAGAACGTCTTGCTGAGCTTCCTGTAGACCAGAGAGCTGCTGCAATGGCTGCTAAAGCTCAAGAGCTGATGCAACCCTATGCAGACGTTCCTGAGGCTTTTAGGGCTGCCAAGATTGATCCTTTGGTCAGTGCAACCCTGTTTGATCTTAAGAAAGATGTTGTTAATAAAAGCTATGAGCGCACTGTAAGTACTGACCAGAACACTGCCATCCAGAAATTTTACGGCGGTCTCAAAGTTGGTGCTCAGTTTATGACAGCCTCACTTGGGGCTAAAGAAGGCACTGTGCTGGGACAGAAAGGCGTTCAGCAGGGTTACGACGATGCTCGTGCTTACTATGTAGATGTTCGTGGGTACTCAGAGAAAGAGTTTCATGAGTTGCTGTTTAGGGAAGGTGGTCGCCTGTTTATTGATGTAAACGGCGATAAATACAACGATATTGGCGAGGCATATGGTTTTCGCAATATTGTTTCTTCTTTCTCTGGTATCAAAACCAAAGATGGTCAAAACGTTCTTGATCTGAGAAACGACAAGGGACAAACGTTTAGGGAAGTCCTTGAGGTTGGTGCTGTTCAAGCTGTTAAGCGTAGTGAAAGCTTTGCAGCCGCTGAAGAACGCACTATTACCCGTGCTCAGCGTAACTGGCGTCGAGATCTGGCTAACGAATCTCAAGGGTTCTACAGCCGCTTTAACAATCCCACTGACGATCAGATTGTTGCTCAACGCCAAGCTCTCAAAGCTCGTAACCGTCAGCTAGCTGCTCAAGGTCTTTTGCCTGAGGGCATGTCGGTTGCTGATGCTGATGAGGTTGTTGATAAAGCTTACCCGTTCCAAAACAAAGACATCAGCCCTGAGCAATCAGCGTTGCTTGAGCTTGAAGCTAAAGAGCTGATCAACACTGGTACCACTCAAATGCCTGCTGAGCTTCGTGCTCGTGCTGAGGGAACTCCTGTCTTTGGAAAGCTCGTCACGATGTTTGGTAACGCTGCTATTACGCAAAGCAGTGCTGGTTACAAAGAAGCTCAGGGATCAATTCTTAGAGGTCTGCTTGAAGGCCTCAAAGGTTCCTTTATGCAGGATCCAGCCATCAAAGCTATGGCGTCTGAAAAAGGTGAGATTCCTAAGCAAAAGAAGAGTTATCTCAACCAAGCCATTATTGAAGCCAAGACTCGTCTCAAAGCCGAAGGTTCTACTTACATCCGTTCTGAACTGAACAAAGCTGCTGCCCGTGGTGAAAACGTCAACGACCCTGCAGTGCAGCTTGGAATTCTGGAAAGGGCTAAGAGCTACTTCTTCCAGCGTCCTGAGTACAACGATGTTGACCAGTACTACAACGTCACTGAGTCTGGAAAGCTTGGTGTAAGAAACACCCGTGGTCCTGCTCTAGGTGCCTCTACAAAGAACGCTCAGGGCCAGTGGGTCATCAACATCAACGATTCTGACAACAGGGCTTCCTGGGCTGCTGTAGCGGCTCCTGTGTTCCGTAACGATCCCAAGGCTGCTCGTCAGTACCTCAGTGAGCGCTTTGTGTTTAACCAAGCTGAGCTGGGTGAAATCAACGCTGCTCTTTCTACTGGTGATCTGTCTCGTCTGAGCACCTCAACCCGCAGAAGCCTTGCAAACGTTCAGCGTGGTTTTGGTAATCAGATCACTGCTGCTGAGATCCTGCAAAAGCAAGCAAATCGTTATTTTGATGGTGCTACGCCTCCTGTGTTTCGTGAAAACGCTTTAAAGATCCAAGGAGCCATCCGGGCTGCTTCTGGTGGTGGCGGTACAAAGCCTGTGGATGCCAGCATCATCATTACTAACTGGACTCATAGTCACTCTTCTAACCGAGCTGTTGACTTCACCATCCAGCGTCAAAACGGTCAGGTGTCCAACCCTGTTCCTGCTCCATTCAGTGGAACCATTGTTAGCTCTGGTTACGAGCGCGGCGGCTTTGGTAACAGCGTGATCATTCGTGCTGACTCTGATGGCCCTGGATACCGCAAAGGTGATCTGGTGCGTCTTGCGCACCTAGCTACCACTTACTACCAGCCTGGTCAACGTATCCGTCGTGGTATGCCTATTGGCAAAAGTGGTGATAGTAGTCGCCATGACAGCCGTCCTGGTTACTCAGGTACTGGTGCTGGAGATCCTGGTCACGTTCACATTCAGCTTTACCGTCCTGGTGGGGCTACTCAGCAATTTCAGTACGGTCAAGAGACTCAAAATACTTTTGTTAGAAAGTCCTATTTGCCTCTGTTTCGTTCTAGCCAATAACAATTTCTAGTTGTATCCATTATTTTGGAGGAAGCGCCCTTAATTGCTCTTCCTTCAAATGCCCTATATCCCCACTCGTAACGGTCAAAGCGTTTTCATTCAGGACCCTAATGAGGCCCAGCAGCGGTACCAGCAAGAGTGGGGACAAGGAGCTACCCCTCAAATGGGTGGAACTACCCCCAAACCGACTGCAAAACCTCAAGCTCAAGCAAAACCTCAGCGACAACCTCAGCGTGGTTTTGATCTAGGTAGGTTCATCCAAGACCAAGCTGGTGGTGCCTTGAAGCGTGCTGGCACTGCTGCAGCTACTCAGTTCCTTGCTGGTCCCTTGGCACCCCTTGTACAGCCGTTCATGGCTGTTAAAGGTGCTGCAAAGGCAAAGATCCCTGGTACCCAGCAAACCGTTGGTGATGAGGCACGTCGGATTGTTCAAGATATTCCCCGTCAAATTGTTAACGCTCCTATTGCTGCGATGGAGCAGATCGGGGCTGTAACTCAGGGTGTTGACCTTGGTGCTGCTTTGGCCTCTGGTGGCTCTGTTGGGGCTATGGCAGAAACCGACAAAGCTTTGGTTGAGCAGCGCTCTAAGAACGCTCAAGCAGCCATTGAAGCCCTTCAGAAGACTGGACGGGATCCTCAAGGTTTCAGCTACGGCATCAAACCCAAGACTCCGATCATCGGTCCTGCGTTTAGTGACGACAGCGAGTTTGTTAAGCAAAACATCAAACCTAAAACTGCTGGCGGTCGTCTTGTTTCTCAAATTGGCGCTGCTATTGGTTTTGACCTTGGCGTTAACAAACTGACCAAAGCTCCAAGCTTGATGGGGCAAACAATTCAGACAGCTGAAAAGTTTTCTGATATTTGGAAAACTAAAGATTTGGCTAAGGGTGCTCAGGTTATGGCGTCTTACCTAATCAAAGACGTTCTGCCTGAAAGCATTCAAAGCGCAATGTTCTTCATGCCTCAACCTCCTGCTGCAATGCAAAAGGAGTTGGATGAGATCCAGAACCTTCGAACCCCTGAAGAGCGCATTCGTGCTGCTGAGGTACTTCGTGCTGAGAATCCTGACAAGTTCAACTACGCCCTTGGTTTGCTTAAGGAAGCTTCCTTTGGCGTAGGTACGGTAACCGGTATTCGTGGCGTTCTTTATCTAGGTAACCGCTTCCTTAGTAAAGCCACCAGTGGTATCCCTGCTCAACAAGCCATGGAGGAGGCCACTCAGGAAGCTCTCCCGCTGATCCGTCAGGAAGTAGAGGCTGAGGGCGTCAAGAAGGCTAACGAGGTCATCCAGGACCGTCTGGGTGTTGTTACGTCTTCA